CTATACGGAACCGAAGTCAACGGCAAAAGGGTCCTCAAGACCCACGGCAGGCTCGGGAACCAGCGTATTTCCGTTCATCGCGGTGAGAGAAGATACCGCGAAGTTCTGGGGGTATTCTGGGGTCCACTTCGTTTTGCGGGCGGCGCTGATGCCCTCGTCGTTATCCGGGAACCCCTCCGACGAAACGTTGCTGATAAAAGTGTCGGGGAAGCGATTGGTGTCCCATTCGCCGTTTGGTACCATGATGGCGTCGACGGGGGAGGGCGCAAAGCTCGCGTTCTTCGAAGCGGGGGGAATGCTCTCCAACTTCTTGATCAGCTTCTTAGGACTCTTCAGAATGCCCTTTAGCGACGGCTTCACCGGGGCCGCGTACTCGGTGATGCTCTCTTCGCTGTCAACGTTGAAATACTTGAGCATGACCACGCCAAGTATAATGACGAGGACCGCGATCAGAACGCGCACGGTGATACTAGACAAGTCAAACATTTTCTTGTATCAAAATATTTTTTTCCGCATATTGACACACCGTCAATTTAAGCAAGTGCCTGCCGCGTGTCTCAATGGCCCTTTTCCAGGTCCCCACGCATCTTGGGGACATACATCCGAAGGTCGCCGATCTGTACTCGAGGCCGCAGTATGCCCAGCGCACGCCCGAATGGTACGACGTCCGCCGGGGGCTCATCACCGCGTCAGAAGCGGCCGCTGCCCTGAACGTGAAACCGTTTGCGGGGTTCAAGGGGTCGCCGCGCGAAGAGCTGATGCTGACGAAGCTGAACAAACCGAGGTCTTTCACGGGGATGGCCATGCAACACGGAATCGCATACGAAGACGAAGCGTGTGCATTCGCGATGGACCGCCTCGGAAAAACGCACCTCGAATTCGGCCTCATCGTCCACAAAGACTACCCGTGGCTCGCCGCGTCGCCCGACGGCCTCACGACCGACGGCCTGTGCGTTGAAATTAAATGTCCCACGAGGCGCAGAATAATTCCCGGCGTCGTCCCACACCACTACGTCCCGCAGATCCAGGTGCAGATGGAGGTCTGTGATGTCGAGGAGACGATTTTCATCCAGTACAAGCCCGCACATATGTCGGAAACGGGCGAGCCATTCGCAGACATCACGTTTGTGAAGCGCGACCGAGCGTGGTTCACAGAGCACAAACCGATGCTCAGGCGGTTCTGGGAAGAACTCACGGAGCGCAGGAAGACGCACGTCCCAGAGGAGGGCAAGGCAGACGATAACGTGCTCGAGATAGTAGACGACCTATACGCGGAAGAGCGAGAATATGTCAGGGAGTTCGGCTTCCAAGAAGACGAAGAAGAGACGTGCTTCATAAACGACGTCTTGTTTTGCACGGACCTAGAATACAAACGAGAATTCGTTAATTAAAATAAATATAAATACACATTAATATGACGCAAAAGTATACTATTCGGTATGTGTGGTCCGTAGAAAAACACTTTGACTTTGCGAAGTCGCTTCTGTTAGACTATGGGGTGTCTGAGGAAAAGTCAGAAGCAGTTTTTTATGGAACATCCGGGTTTGTAAAGAAATACTCGAAAAAACCACCGAAGAGTCTCCTCTCGACTGAAATACGGGAAATAGCGGACAAAGACGCAAACAATCTTCGAGAAAAGGTGGAGAAAAAACTCGCCCCTCTGGGTCTCAGCAAACACAGGATAAAAAAGGTGCTATATGAACTACCCGACGGAGAAGAACTGGCTTACATACTGCTGTCTTACAGAATTCACGACACGGAAGGCAGAACGCGCGTGAGAATACCGCTAAACTCTAGCGTGAGAGAACATGACGTAATCGCAAATCAATTTAAAAAAAACACCGCTAACAATACGAGTAATGAATAGCATTGCAAGCGTGTGCCGCATTCCCGACGAAATTGAAGGATAAAAACAAATTTGCTATGGCCGCGCTTGGAAATTCGTGTAAACCAACTTAATAAAATAGTTCGTATCAGTAATAATGAACACTATTTCCAGTGTGTGTCGTATACCACAGGAAATAGACCATCATGGCAAAGCTATTGGAAATGAGATTTCCGAGATGGCGGCTATTGTGGACAAGAACGGTAAAGACATCCAAAAGGAGATGGAAAAGATGCGCATGTCGTTCGAAAAGGAAATGCAAAGCATCACTAAAAAAACGAGGAACACGGTGGTAGCGGTGGTAGCAATAAACATTGCCACAAGAATATTCTTCAGGTGAAGACAAACATCCTACGGACTTCGTCATCCAAACTATCGTTGTTATATACATCCTTAAGATGCCCCGCGGTGAGAAGATCCCCCGTCCTGTCTCTGTCCGTTTTTTTCTGTTTGCTTACAAGAAACCAGTATCCAAGAGACACTGCCAGTATCACGATCAGAACTTTCCACATTTTATGTAATCAACTATTTTTCTCGCCGCATACATGTTTCAAGAAAAGTCAAACTTCTTTCCCTTGACCAGCTTGGAGAGCTTGGAGGTCTTCTTCGCCTTGGGCTTCGTCTCTGGCATGATAATGGGGTTGCGCATGACGCGCTCCGAGGCGGGCTTCGCGGCGGGCTTCGCGGCGGGCTTCGCGACGGGCTCGGAGGGCCTGATGACGATCTTCTTCGTCTCGCCGACGGACCCCACTTGCTTGGGCTTGGAGATAGCGTCCAGGGTAACGACGCGCGTCTTCGCGGCATCGATGGCCGCCAGGGAGGCGGAGAAACGAGCGACGGAGCTCTCAAAGGAAGTCATCGTGTCAGGCGCAGGTTGCTAGGGTGCTAGAGAGAGTGTTTGGTAATAATACTGAAAAGGGGCCTGCTTTTATGTATTCTGGTTGTCATTTGCAAAGCACGGGCAGCATCTGTCATTTGACCCCGGACGGTTGTCGTTTGATCCAGGGCGAGAAAGCATTATTTAAAACGTTCTTTGGCAGCCAAATCATATAATAATATCAACAAACATGTCTTACTATCCCGAGGATTACCTGTTTGACTTCAACGCGGCCGCGGAGGATTTCTCCGACGGCGAGGAGTCCGTCCGCGAATACGAGCCATACATTTCTTACGATGACGACATGGCGACCTTTGAGGACGAAGAATTCTTCCGCGCGTACAATATCAGCGACGAATACGGCGATGATTGCGACGAATACGGCGATTATAACTAATGCTTGCTTTGCGTAAAATTAAAATAAAATAAAAATAATCTGTAATCATACCAGACAACATGTTCGAACAAATACAGGAATACATTTCTCAGGTCCCTAAGCCAGTTCTTATCGGTGTCGCGCTCGTAGTCGTCGCACTGGTTGGTTTCTTCCTGTGGAAGAAGTTCAGCAGCAAGGACAGCGAAAATGAAGTTATCAAGGGCGCGCAGCAAGCTGGTGAATATGCGCGCAACATCCAGCAGGGTCTGGAACGCGAAGACGAACCCTTGATGAGCACCGTGACGAACGAGTATGTCCAGGAAGTGCAGACCGGTCTCCAGGACCTCGAGGAGGAACCCCCCGTGCCCGTCGCAGCGGCGTCTGCTGACGACGATGAGGACAGCGACCTTGAGGATTATGCTTGATTTTAACGCTTTCTCTTCATCTTTTTAACGTTAATATTACACGATATTTACGTTTAAAATCAGTCATCAATGAACATGATTTCTTCGGGAATTTCTTTCTTCTCTTTTGGCACTTCACCATCGACCGAGAAACCTATTTTTTTGTAGAATGACCTCCTCTTTGCGAGCTGAGACATGAACAATGAATACTTATCGTAAATATCTACGATAATTGGCGAAGATCCAGCCCCGCCTCTGAGAATACGTCCAACAGCCTGAACGACGTCCGACGACGGAGTTGCGAGCACGAGGCCTGACAATCGCGGGTTATCATAGCCCTCACTGGCTAACGCGTAGGTCGCACAAAGCACCTTGCAATCCGGTTCTTCCTTGTCGCCCCCGAGATATGTTGCCGCGTCTACTCCAAGGGTCTTGAGTTCCGAGCAGATGTCCATTGCATGCTGGCGGCGATGGGACAACACCAGGGCATACTTACCCATGTCGTTCAGGATCTTCGCCTGCGCTGCGATGAGTTGAGTCCTTTCGGGGATATCGCAAATTTTCGACATCAAAGAGCTGTAGCATATGTCGCCTCGCTTGTTCAATGGGGGAGGGTCACTGAACTCTGGGCACGTAAAGGGAACAACTCTGACCTTGACGCTCCCCTGTCCCGTGCGGCGTGCTTCGTATGATATTTCTCCAAAGAGCCAATAAAGCACACGCGTCAATCCATCCTTTCGCGTAGGCGTGGCAGTTAAAGCAATTACGTATTTGAACGACGTAAAAAACATTGCCGACGTGAAGGATTCCGCAGCGACGTGGTGGGCCTCGTCGAGAATGAGGGTCCCGAAACCTTCCCAGCAGTCGTTGTATTTCCTGCTCAATAGCGTCTGTATCATACAAATAACGAAATCTCCAGATGTATCGCATACCGCCCCCTTTATACGAGAAATCGTTGCCTCTGGGGCGAATTTCCTGATGCTCTCCTCAAACTGTTCCGCAAGAAAGTCCTTGTGCACGAGGATAAGCGTCTTCAACCCCAGCTTCACCGAGGTATATATACTGGAAATCGTTTTTCCAAACCCGGTGTCAAGGGACAACACGCCCCCTCCGTTCGTTCTCAGGGACGCGAGCAAAGCATCGGTCGCCTTATCTTGTTCAAGGTCCTTGCGAAGCACTCCCTTGAATTCTACGGATATCATCTTTTCCACGTGGCCAAAATCTTCCGTGATTGGACGGGTTATGTTCTTCTTTGCCCAAAATCGCGGAACATAAATGTATTCGTCATCTGTCCGAAAAACCCTGAACTTCTTGGGAAATACATCATTCAGGGACAGCGGGCTCACAATGAGTTCTTTGTTGATTAGACGCTTTTCCGAGGGCGTCACGTCCTTAATGGGAATGGCAGCACCACGTCTAGATATAATCATTTTGTCTCGTATAAGCGCTTATTTGGTTATACTATGTAAAATTGTCGATATATACATATTGACAATTCGACGTATAATACAAAAGGCTATAGACTACCCTGCCAAACCAAATATGGACGTGTTCTCAGAAATCGCATGCTCGGAGGCGGCAATTCACGTTGTCAATGAATTCGCATTGAGTAAAAAGCTCAACCAAATACAGCTGGCGTCTATGATTCCAGGGCTAGTTCACAATCACGAGCCGACGTCTAACGATACCAGTGATTGTGTGTATTGCAAGCGCACGGGAAACATTTTCAACGAAGAACAAAAAACGGAGGAGACAAACGATATAATTGGCAGGTATAGGAAAGAAATTCAGGCTATTCTTGAAAAAATGGAAGAAGAACTCACGTTGGAACTTTCAAAACGTGTTGCTATGTAAAAATCAACTTCACGAATCACGAAAGAGATTTAGGAACGGGCTTATGAGCGTTTGGGGGCGGGCTTGCGGACGGGTTTGGGGGCGGGCTTGCGGACGGGTTTGGGGGCGGGCTTGCGGACGGGTTTGCGGACGGGTTTGGGGGCGGGCTTGCGGACGGGTTTGGGGGCGGGCTTGCGGACGGGTTTGGGAGCTGGTTTGGGAGAGGGTTTGGGAGCTGGTTTGGGAGCTGGTTTGGGAGCTGGTTTGGGAGCGGGTTTGGGAGCGGGTTTGGGAGCGGGTTTGGGAGCGGGTTTTGGAGCGGGTTTGGGAGCGGGTTTGGGAGCGGGTTTGGGAGCGGGTTTAGGAGCTGGTTTGGGAGCTGGTTTAGGAGCTGGTTTAGGAGCTGGTTTAGGAGCTGGTTTAGGAGCTGGTTTAGGAGCTGGTTTAGGAGCTGGTTTAGGAGCTGGTTTAGGAGCGGGTTTAGGAGCTGGTTTTGGAGCGGGTTTGGGAGCGGGTTTGGGAGCGGGTTTAGGAGCTGGTTTAGGAGCGGGTTTGGGAGCTGGTTTAGGAGCTGGTTTGGGAGCGGGTTTAGGAGCGGGCTTCGTCGCTGACACGGACACGAAGGAATGGTCTGGCGCGGGTTTCACGGTCACGTATACGGTTTGACCATTCTTGAAGCCGTGATTAGCCTTATTTATAGTTTTTATTTGAACCCTCGCTCCTGCTGTGTAAGTGATAGTAACTTGGTCCTTGTTTATGACAGAAGTCACATTTCCAATCTTTATTTCATTGGGTTTAGGCGTAGGAGCTGGTTTAGGAGCGGGCTTCGTCGCTGACACGGACACGAAGGAATGGTCTGGTGCGGGTTTCACGGTCACGTATACGGTTTGTCCTTTCTTGAAGCCGTGATTAGCCTTATTGACGGTCTTCTTCTGAGCCTTCGCTCCAGCGGTGTAGGTGATGGTGACCTTATCCTTGTTGACGACCGCGAGGACCTTTCCAATCTTTATTTCGTTGGGTTTGGGGGCGGGCTTAGGAGTAGGTTTGAAAGGGTTCTTCGCCGACACGGACACGAAGGAATGGTCTGGCGCGGGTTTCACGGTCACGTATACGGTTTGTCCTTTCTTGAAGCCGTGGTTTGGCTTGTTGACGGTCTTCGTCTGGACTTTGCCAGCGGTGTAGGTGATGGTAACTTTATCCTTGTTGATGACCGCGAGGACCTTTCCAAGCTTTATTTCGTTGCGTTTAGGTTTGGGGGCGGGTTTGGGGGCGGGTTTGGGGGCGGGTTTGGGGGCGGGTTTGGGGGCGGGTTTGGGGGAGGGTCCGACACCTCTCTTCATTACATTCTTAATCTTCCAAGTAGAAGTGTCTATCAGGACATTCACTTTCTCTCCCTTTTTGAAGTTGTGGCTTTTCTTCGTAACTCCGGCGCCCACGGTCTTGCCATCTCTGCCCATATACTCGACAAAGAATTTGTCCGCACTGCCCACGTTCTTTATTTCACCTGGAATGATTGCGGTCCCGGAAGGAGCCTTGGGACATTCTACTTTGGGGCAAGTTCCAGTAGATGCGCCAAGGACCTTGTTCAGCAGGTTCTGGACATATTCTAGAGTTCCGAAGACGAAGTCCTGGGTTACGCAATACTTTCCAGAGGGAGCGTATATACCGCCCTGGTTTCCTCCGCGGGTACCAACGGTGAGCGTAGATGCGACGGCTATGGAAGAAAGAGACCTCACGATGTTAGTGTCAAAGGAGTTGTTAAATTTAGAAGCAAAGGTCGTGGGTTTCGGGAAATTTACTACTCGCACGCCCATCGCGGTTTTGTGGTCCGTGGTCGTGAAAATAAAGGCCAGCGCGTCTTGGTCAAACTTGAGATTCGCCTCTGCGGGGGTATTCCACGAGTGGCTAGACTTCTTGTATACAAAGATCTTCTTGAATTCGGGCTTCAGGGAAAACGCGGGGACGTTAAAACGCCCGCTCACGAATGGGTCCCTGGCATCTATACTGGTCTGGTATCTCACAACACGGTTTTCCGCGATGGCTATTCTCTTTTCTATGTTCGTAGAAGACAGAGTGCTCTTTGCTTCTGTTTTCTTACCACCGATCATGGTGCCAGGGGGGAGGGTGTAGCTCGCCTGGACCAGGGTATACGCGGTGTTCGTAGTTGCGGCAACCTTGAGGACTTTAGACGTGGTTTTGGTAGCCACTTTTCCACCGGCTTCTTCCACGCGAGACATCTTGTCGCTCGCTCCCTTGGGCACGTTCAGCGCGGCGGTAGAAAACATCGTGCCATTGGGGGTGTTGAGAATTTCCTTTCCGTTGTACTTTATGCTGTACACCGCTTGAGCGACCCGGGGGAGCAACGTAAACTGCACACCGCCAGACTTTATGACGGTTTGTTCGTTGCCTTTTAGAGGAAGGTTCCCCTGAAGGGGGCAGGACGAGTTGTTATACTTTTCTATCTTAGAGCTCGGGATCACGGGGGCAAACCCGCCATCGTCAACCTCCCCAAACTCTTTGACGTAGCCATCTCCGAACTCTACCTCGGTATATGGAACACACTGGTCGGGGATCTTGGGAGGAGGCTTTGGGGTATACAGCAGCGAAGGGCATTTCTGGGCGAGTTCTGCCTCGGTAAAGCAACGTTTTACGTTGGGGTCTCCGCCGGTAGACGCATTAGGAGCGAGGTGGAGCTGCCCCTCTTCTAGTGGGCTGTAACGGTCTTCCTCAAATACATCGCGAAAGGTCGCGTTAATAGCGTAAGGCCCTCCAACGGCTCTAGCAGTTTCCTCGGACGACATCTTATAACATTAAAATATATTATTTATTTGAAAAACCGCACACAATTTACTTCTACGTTTCGAGTTAGGCACGCTGCTTTATACGTTTCTTTAATGCGTTTAGTTTTGCCAGTTTATCTGCGTTCACAGGCTTGGGGACAAGCGTAGCCCTGGCGTTTGTTTTCGGCGCTTGGGGGGCTGTGGGAACTGGTTTTTGTTTGTTATTCACCACCTTAGGTGCCGGAGGAGCCTTGGGTTTGGCGTTGCCGGGGTTTGCTTTCGGCGGTATCTTCAATATTATTTTTGGTATGTACCCAGCATTCCTCGCAAAGTCTTCGCGGACGTAAATAACCGATGACCGCTTGAAGGCCTCGAAACAAAACTCCCTCCCTTTCCTCGACGCGTTCATAGCGTTCATCTTGCACGCATCGGCGTTTATGCACAGCGCCTTATCTGCCGCCCAATCCGACGGCATGAGTGCGCACGGAACGCTGCGGGTGACCTTTCTCGCGCCGGCCATTGAAGAGTCCGCGCTCATTGCTGCCCACCCGTTGTACACGAAGCGTTTATCATTACACGTTACTCCCGCAATCGCATGACCCATGGAACACGTTTTTGTTGCCAAGTAGGAAGGAATGATACACGAATCCAGAATGTATTTGTTAGAATTGTATGTTATCGTATTGGGGTGCTTCACGAGGTTGATGCCGACGACGTCGTGGATATCTGGTCTGGGGTATTTCCAGGAGTACTGCAGATGTGACTCCCCGGCCTCGCGGTGTATTATTATGACTTCCGGGTCTTCCGTGTTGACGAATGACCCCACGGGGTCTAACGTTCTCACCGCTTCTTCCCATTTAGTGTCATCGAGCGGGAGATCGAAATTGTAGGCAGAGTACGTTGCTTTCAAGAACCCTCTCCTCACCGTGAGCGAGAGGTGAGGAATTTCGAGGAATGCGAGGAGCTTATGTTGGTACGGTGCATAGTGCGCAGACAGATCGTCTATGTTCGCCGTTCGACTATCGAAGTACGTGCTGTCGTATCTTCGCAGAGCCTTCAAAAACGCTCTTGGCTCCAGTTTCCCAACATTGCTATCAAGCGAATTCACCTCATAGTTCTTCATGATGAGCACCATGGCATTGGCAATATCCGTCTTCCAGCTCTTCGCCGATGCTATTTTCTTGGCATGCGCGTATGAAACCGCCCGCATGTATTGGGAGAAAAACAGAGTCATCATGAGTGCTGCGAACCAACAAACAGAACCGCGTTGGACGGGCGTGTACACCATCGAGCAGTCCTTTGCCCTGAAACGTATATTCCCAGCCATTTGAAATATAACAACATTATTATCGAAAATAAAAAACGTCGATATAAACTAATATCGACGTTTCAAGTTACAGCCGGTTAGGCACCTTGTCCGCGGCGACCTTCACAAGCTTGACTACCCGCATTTCCGACAGCTTTGGACAAGAGTGTTCTTCGCGGAGAAGATGCTTTATACAAAACGTCTGCAAACAAGAGCAATCAAAGGCCGACGACAATGCAAGCTTTTTGTGACACACCGCACAGATCATTGTAATTAATAATATATGATATAAAAAACCATGAAAGATCTCGCAACCATTGCCATAACGATGACCGTTTTGGACATCGCGTGGATATCCGTGTTCATGGGAAAGGCATTTACACCAATGATTGAAAAAATCCAGGGGAAGCCGATGGTGATGCGGCCGCTCGGTGGCCTTCTGGCGTATGTCGCGATGATTGGATTATTTTACACGTTCAAAGACGATCTCACCCCGCTTAAAGCGTTCCTGCTCGGCGTGGGAGTATTCGCTACTTACGATTTCACAAACTACGCGTTATTATCTGGTTGGGACCTCAAGACCGCGCTGATAGACACGACGTGGGGCGGTATTTTGTTTTTACTCACTTACTTTGTTTTCAAGAAAATCACTTATTGACAACATCATAAACGACATATAAACATACACATTAATCACTTCTTTTTCGCAACCAATGTGTTTGTAAATTTCTCCTGGTCCCCGACTGACCTTCTCACGTTCGTCTCGAGCACTTTGAAACTGCCGGGTGGTAGCAGCACTTCAAACTCCCCGACCGGGCCAAATGGATTTACAATGCACAACGCGAGACACTTGTTGCCCTTCGGGACGAGTATGCGCATTATCCTCCCCCTTGTCGAGTTGTTCTTGTTCGTAGAATACGCGAGGGAATAATTGAGACTGAGCGTGGTGCTCATGTACTCATTCGAAACTACTTCGTCTTTCTTCTGAACGATGTTCGTAAGCGTCCCGCGGAACACGGTCAAGTCGGAAGCGACCGGTGGGGCAACTCGCATTATGCGTTTGAGGTCCGAAACGTAAAGCGTAAGCGCCATTTTCACGACCCTTTCGCTGAAATCGTCTCCGCGAAGAAGCATCTTGAACGCGAGGTATCTCGTGTCCAGCGGGGTGGTTTTATCCATAAACAGGTCTCTGACATACTTGCGGTGGGCGTCGTCGCTGAACATCTCTTTGTCCAGGGGTTTCTTTCCGTACATCTTTACGCCCCTGGAAACGAGAGACGTCATCTGGACGAACAAGGGTGTGAGCAGGTCGTCCTGAACCATGTTCTTCAGCTCTTTCTTACCCGGGAGCTTCTTGGACCTCATAAACGGAGTTATCCACTGATGCGATCTCGTCGTGTAAGAAACAACCGTATACAGATCGTGGTCATCAAGTTTCATCATGAAAGCCGCTTGTTTCGCAAGCCATGCATCGTCAATTCTCTGAGTCCCAAACTCGGCAGGGGGCACCGTCTTTATACTCATGTCCGTCGCCCGATCGCCCCGAAGGAAACCATCGGCAGTTGGCACTATCTTTATCTGGGGGAACCTGAACTTCGCACTCATTTGTGTAATAAAAATATTTAATTATACAAATGCTTCGAAAGGCGATGCGCATCATACGGGAGAACTGGGTGTTCATCACCATTGCTATACTCGTCGCAGGAGTGCTTGCACTGTTCGCAAGGAAAGAAAAGTACATGGAAGGGTGTAGCACTTGCTCGCTGGGAGACGCCGGCGTTCTGCCCGGCACGGTGCACACCATGAAGCAAATCATGGACCTCGATAAGGAAATCGCAGGATGCAGCACCTGTGACGCCGGGGACGCTGGTGTTCTTGAAGACACGGAAACGACCCCGGAAACAGAAATATATAATATGCCGGACGAGTACTATGGTTCCGACGTCGAAGTGGCGGATACAATCGCAGAAGTCGCAGATAATCCCGACGTGATTGACGCTGTCGTAGAGGACAGAGAGAACGAGTATATGTCCCCAATGCAATTCGCCGACACTGTCGCGCAAATCGCGTACCACACCAGTCAGAACGCCTCACCCTTCACTGACAACGAGTCTTCTGATTTGATGAGCATCGATCCTATTGACTACGCCCTACAGTCCGACGCACAACTCGTGAATGACTTTTACGGCGATGACGAGATTGACTACACAAAACGTAAAAGAATTGCGGCTATAAAGGCAATGCCTATTGACATGTATATGAGTGATTCGTCGTTCACGTTATTGCCGTAAACTCTTAATACCCGATGTATTCTACACAATCTCTTGGATTTTGCAGAATATCTTTAATGATGACCAATGCTTCTTTGTGTCGTTGATTACGTATCTTCGTTGCTTCATTTGATGTATCTCGTTTGCCGTTCTTCTTCGTATGAGGGTTCACACGGACCCATGCGATGCTGTGATAAGGGTATGCAATCCTGAGTTCTGCAGATACGTTGTGCATTCTCGTCTCGTCGCATCCTGTGTCATACCGTTCGTGGGCGTCTTCATCAAGCTCCAGACACACCACAATATTCTTGGTAATAATAATGCCGTCAACAAATGCCATCTTTCTGTTGGTGTCAATACACCTGTAATGCACTGGAAACTCTCGTTGGGTTATTTCAATGCCAGATTTTTTGAGGAAGTTGAAAAATGCCGCTTCATCTCGTTTCCTGTCAAGGCGTCTGGAGTCGTCAGGGTCGCAGGCGAGGCAATAATCACGACCATCGGTAAGCCGATAACTCACGAGACACGGCTCTCCATTGTATCCAGGGCAACGTCTATTTCTAACGTCTTCCATTCCATCTTCTTTGCACTCAACGCAGCACGTAGGTTGTTCTCCAAAAAATCCAAAAATTGGTATCTTACCACACTGACATTTCCTATTCACAATATCTACCATATTAATTTTCTTGCAATCCTTGCAATGCGTCGGCTTTTGGCCAGGAAGACCAAACACTGGCTGCTTACCACACGGACATTTCTTACTCACGACGTCTTCCATCCCGTCTTCCTTGCAGATCACGCAACAATTTGGGGGGTTGCCTGGAAATCCAAAACTTGCCCGCTTTCCACACGGGCATTTTTTGTTCACAATGTCTTCCATCCCAGGTTCTTTGCATCCGGAGCAATACATTGCCACCCCTCCTAAAACCCCAAACGATGGACGTTTTCCACACGGACATTTCTTATCTTTTATGTTTTCCATACCACCTTCCTTACATACCAAACAACACATAGGACGCTCTCCTGGAAACCCAAACGTTGGCATTTTTCCACACGGACATTTCTTGTTAACAACATTTTTCATCCCGTCTTTCTTGCACCCTATGCAACACGATGCCTTTTCACCAGGGAACCCGAATGACACACGCTGGCCACAAGGACATTTCTTGCTCCTAACGTCTACCATCTCGTCTTCCTTGCATACCATACAGCACAATGCCTTCCCTCCTATAAACCCAAATTTTGGTTGTTTTCCACACGGACATTTCTTGTTCACGACGTCTATCATACCATCAGTTTTGCATCTTCCACAGTGTGTTGGCTTTCCACTAAAAAATCCAAAAGTTGATTGTTTTCCGCAACCACACTTCTTTGTCATTTGTGATGAAGGTATTACAAGTTGTTTATATGATTGTATAACGTCGATATGCTTATTTTGTCATTTAGAAATCATCCTCGTCATCAGAAATCTCTTCCCCCCGGGCAAGGCGGGCCTTGCGGATCTTATCCCTCTTCTTCTTTTCGGCCCGGGAAAGCTCGCGCTTTTCTTCCTTGACCTTGATGATGTTGCCCAAAGAATCCACATATTCCGTGGCCTGTTTGACCTCGTATTTGGAAACTTCAAGAGGTGCGGTCTGGCCGGTAATCTCGACCTTGCCACCGCCAACAGTCCACTTTTCAGAGCACGTCTTGTTGATAAATTCCGCAGAATGCGAAATCACTACTACACCACCACCAAACGACTCGAGGGCAGCAGAGAGTGCGCCGAGGGACTCGCGATCCAAATAGTTGCTAGGCTCGTCTAGGACGATGACATGGGGGCATTGCCACAGAGCAGCACCGATCACCAACTTTATCCTTTGCCCGCCGGAAAGACCGCGAATGCGCGAGTGAGATGTGAATTCGGGGTCGAGGCCGATTTTGGCCATGTGGTCCTCGATGTTCTTGGCGGTTAGAGGCTTCCCGAGAAGGCCGTTCGCAGCGGCATCCTTGGCATCAACATCATTGAGTAGCTGCTGGAACCCAAATTCCTCGAGCTTCTCGCGAACGATCCACGAAGGAGACTCCTCGTTTTTCCAAAACACTTCATACTGATAGCCACGCTTGAATTTGCGACGACCACCAATGCGATCTAGGCGCTTCTTGACACCATCCACAACCTTCACCTCGTACATCTTCTCGGTGTCAACGGCATTGCGTGCGGCACGATCAACGGACTCAAGGTCCTGGCCAGAGGCATACCTCCATTGGACATACTGGTTTGGGGTCATATCCAAATGATTCTCAATATGGTGAAAGGCGTGCTGATTGACATACGCCATTCGCATGTTGGGATGTTTCCATACAGACCCTTGAGTAGGTTGTGCCTCGCCCGTGAGGACCTTAATAAGGGTCGTTTTACCCGCTCCATTGGGTCCGATGACGCCGATGCGCGAGTTCATGGAGACCTGTGAGTTCACGTTGCTGAAGATCTCGGGGCCGGACGGGTAAGCGAAGGCCACGCCACGCAGTTTCATGATGGCACGGTCCTTGGAAGTGATGCCCTCCAGGAAGCCGGGCTCGGGAAACTCCCACTTGGTCACCGCGTCCTTCAGGTCGTAGTAAGACGCGGCCTCGGGGCGCTTTCCCACGAAGGCGGACAGGTTCCCGAGGTGCTTAGACAGCTTGAGGTTCTTCTCGTAGTGGATAATGGACGAGCACACCGCATCGAGGAAGCCGGAGTCGTGGGACACGATGATGGACGATACGTTCTTCAGACTCTTGAGGTGCGAGGCAAGCCACGCCACATTGTTGACGTCCATGTGGTTGGTCGGCTCGTCGCACAGCAGGATGTCGGCGTCAATAAGAATTGCGCGCGTGAGAGACAGCTTCATCTTCCAGCCGCCAGACAGGGAGCCGATCGGGACGGAGTGCTTGGTCTCGTCAAAGCCATACTCCACGAGCGTCCGGACGATGCGCTCAGGAGAACTGCGGGCAGCAACGTCAGGGTCGGATGCGAGGTAATCGTAAACAGTCGTGTCGGAGACGGACGCGTCAATGTCATGGTCCACGTAGACAGTCCGGAGCTCGGACGCGTCCGGGAAGCCCTCTAGCTGACCGTTGGCGATCGCGCGGAGCAGTGTACTCTTGCCCGCACCATTGGGCCCGATCAAACCATAATGGTTTCCGCGCTTGATGTTGAGGCGCGTGGAGTTCAGGAGGATCTTGCCACCGTAGGCAAGGGAGAACTCGCAGTCGCACAGATCCTCCCCCTCCTCGGTTTCCTTGGCCTTGTCATCCTTTGCGGAGGGACCGAATGCCTCGAACGCGCCCACGATCAGGTCCTCATCGGCGAATGCCTCGAGGGCACTCTTCCACGTGGGAAAGTCCGCCTTGGCCCGTGCCAGGCTGTCCACAATGCCTGCCACGGTCTCGGCATCCTTTGACAGGGTCGAGATGGTCTCGAAAATCTTGTCGTATGTGATGTGCTGCGCGACGGTGCCATTGAGGTTCTCCAGGTAGTCGTAGCAGGTGCTCGCGACCGCCCGGGCCTCGGGGTTGGACATGCCGTCTAGCACGTTCTTGACGCCGTTGATGAGCTTGGAAGAGAAGTCGTAGGCGTCCGCGGGATCCTCCACGAGGCGCGCCATGTTGTTAATAATCACGCAGGTCTTTCGCTTCACCACGGTGGTCCGATCAGCGAGACCGCGGCAGATGAGCGGCACGAGCACGGAAAGGGTGCGGGCATCTACGGTCTGGACAAAGGTGGTTGCAGATAGCTTGTGGACGCACTCGGGGACCGTGCTCGTGTCGGAGATGGCATCGATGAGATGGGGGACGAAGGGATCAATGTCCTTGTTGCCGATGGACTTGCAGCACTTTACCAGGGTGACCTTCGCAGCGTCTTTCACAGCCTTGCGGATGTCAACCATGCAGTCCGCAAGGGCGGGAACGATCTCGGGGAGGTAGTGGGATACCTCCTCAGACCGCTCCTCGGCCAACTTTGCCAGCACCGCCAGCGAGCGCTTCTTGACTCCCGGGTTTGGGGAACTCAGGGGCAGTGCGAAGAGCACATTGCGCACGAAATGCGCCGGGGCACCGGGAAGGGTATCGGTGGTGCCGTTGCAAAAAGAAACGCAGTTGGCGGCGAAGGAGGACATAGTGGCTACATCTCTAGATACGCCGTGCGACTTTGAGATGATTTTTGTCGATATACATTTATATCGACATTTGGGCCCTGGTCGACTATATTATGTTTTGTATAGTATATGATGTCGGTTGCAAGGCTTCTTTCCTCCTTGGGCGCCGTCTTCAATGGGCCCGTGATGCAGAAGTTCACAGCCAAGATCACGAGCAGAACGGTTGTCGCTCCCGTGACGTATGCACTCATCATGATGGCAACGTTCGCACTTGTGTATGGCCTATTGGGCTACAAAAACCATTTCGAGGTTAACGACGAAAATAAGGATAAAAACTGGGAAAACTCCGTCACGGCCAGCATTATGTTGCAGTCCAACGCAATGGGGCAAGTGACCCCTACGACATCTCTTGGGCGTTGGTTATCAACAGCGCAAACTGCCTGTGGATGGTTGTGGTTCCTCATTCTGAGTGCTGTGATACTTTAAAAAAAATAATTACGTATGATATACCATGGACGCGTTCGTTCTTACTCAGATGCTGTCCAAGCCTGCCGAAACGTTCACCAGCGAACTAAGGACCACGGCAAGTCCTCCCATACTAATTGCCGTAGACACCAAGGCTGATGCTGAACAGAAGAAACCCGCTTCCAAAATCATGAAAATGATACAGCTCGTGCTTAGCATAGGAATCAGCCTGTACGCCGCGCACCTCTCGTGGTCTTGCAGCGGTGGCGAGCACATGTTCATCCGCATTCTGTCCGCCGTCTTCGCGTGTATATTCGGTGTCGTATATATTCTGTATTTTGCCCTGTTCCGCAGTGGCAGCTGCAAGATATATTAGAAATGCCGTCATCGCAGATTCGTAAAAATAGGATGTTTTTTTTGTATGCAGTTGGTAGTATGCTTGTGAAAGGCTTCTCCGGTTATACATTTGAGGACAACTGCGTATTCACGGCCCCCCGCAATTACCCTCTGACCCCGCTAGACGGAAAGATACTAAGATTCTTCATGGTGGACGATAACGGCACTACCCATATCATGAATATTAAAAACATTCGACGCCTCGTAAAAGAAGACCCCAACACGCCCTCTCCTACGCCAGACGCGTCGCCGGCCGACGGAGGTGCCGTGAAACGTTCGAGGTCCAAGCGCGTTCTGCACAAATCAACCGGAGCTGTCTACGGCTCTATGAAGGCGGCTTCCGAGGCGCTCAGCATTGCCGTATCTAAAATCAAAACGTCAGACGAGTTCATCATTTCGTAAAATACCACGTCATCGCATTGAAATATTGTGTCATTTGGGGCAAAATCGTATACGTGTAATAGATATACAAATCGTGTTTAGTCATCTCCTGAAAATTGGGATACGAAGTAACATATCCGCTGTCCACAGTCCACTCTATTTTCTTTCCTTTCGCATATTCGAAAGAAAACAAGAGCCCTTTCATAGAATATACAACGGTAAAGTTGCGATACGTGCGCCTTCCAATATATGGAACAGATTCGCATTCCATAATGTCATCAATTATTATTCTCGCGGTAAATAACCTATGGGTCATCACCTATATGCCGAATAATATAAGCACTCCGTTTTCACAGAGAGGTCGACATTGACCGAGAAACGGGGAAGGTCGCTAAGACCCGGGCACCCGTTTCGGTTATTAGCCATTTCAAAAGGATGTTGCGGGCAGCGTGGGTGTCGCGGTCGCATACAACCCCGCAGAAACACTCGAACGTCTTCTTGCTCCCGAGAAGAAGGTTGATACGACCGCACGACCCACACGTCTTCGAAGTGTATTCCTCGGTCGGCTCCTCATACAACAAGGACTTCTCTTCGCACTTTTCCTTCATCCGCATCCTGAATGTGAAATGACTGATACCCAGCAGTGAGCGGTTGGTCTTGGCTTTCAACCTCCTACTCAGTTTTTGAGTTTCGAATGGTGGCAACACCACGCCACCAGCATTGTTCGTGATGTCGTTAATAATCCGCCAATGATACGCATCCCGAACACGTTGATGTTGTTGATACAGACGGCGCCGATGAGCTATACACTTCTTACGGAGTTCGCTTGTTGTTGCCTTCGAACACCGCCGGTCGTTGAGCGATATCTTGGTCCGGATGACGTTCAAACGCTCGTTCATATCTTCCCCCAGGGTCTGTGTTGTCCCGTCGGTCGCAAAGCACGCAAAGGGTGTCCTTACCCCAGGGTCTATGGCAACGACGGGTCCCGATGACGACGGCAATGATGTTTTCTTCACTGGCACGAGAAGCCAGAAGTCTCCGTAGGGGTCCCTGCGAATGCGGCACTCCGCCTCTGGGACACCTTCAAACGGCATCTTCCCAAAAAATCTCATAGACCCGATACTCTTTGGTAATATGGTGAGAACATCGTTTTTGTAATACAGATGTTTCCCCACACCGAGGCAGTATCCGTGTTGCTGTTGGTGTTTCTTGGTCTTGAACGTCATCTTGAAGTGGTTGATGTTCTTGTTCTTCAGGTTGGCGAACGCCGCTTTGAAATTCTTCACTGCCTCAAACGTTGCTTGCTGTCGTATAGGTTGCGGCGTCCGTAGGAGCCACCTGCGCTTGTTGAAGAAAGGGTTATATGTGCCATCTCGTCTCTTGAGAGACACGAATGCGTTTTGAAGTTGTATCTTGTTTGCGGAGTGTTCTTTCTTATTGATTGCGTCAACCACGACGTTGTATGTATACCTTGCTCCGTCAGCATATGAGTTCAGCTTCAGCTTCTGTTCCTTTGTGGGATTGAGCTTCACCTTTCTCATCCTGAAGACATCTTTGGGAATAGTATCATTTGTGAACGTGTGTGATGTTATTTCGTCGAGCCACGGGAGCTGTTGCGATACTTCCGCACATTTCTGGGACCAGAATGGTCGTATTCGCATTACTATAACAATATTGACAATGAGTATATACATACTTTGTCAATATGCGGCAAATGACAAAACGTACAAATTGCAAATTATGCTTTGTTCACTGCATTCATGACATTTTACATATGCTAATTTTTTATTTATTATTTAAATCATTAAACATTTCTCGGCGTAAAGAGCTTCTTCACGTATACACTATTGCGCGTTTTTATTTTTTGAACGCATTATACAGAGTCTTTATACGCGACGTTGTAACAGTCTCTCTCAGAAACATGGTAAATCCTGACATAGGAGAACTAGCACCCGTCAAGAAGCTTTTCACTTGGAGACTCAGACGCAGGAATAGGACGGCTGCGATCCCCATAGTTAAATAAAGCCCGGTGCCACCTTTCTTTATGTATCCCGTGCCGAGCGTCGCGAGAACGGAGAGAACCAAAATCACCTTGGTGCTCGTATCCAAAGCGCCAAGAATGCGGAGCGCGGATAGTAATATATTCCTATGCTGAATCACTAGAAGAGTCATCGTGACAAATGACGTGACAGCAATAACCCGTACAATAGTTCCGGATTGTTCCTTTTTGGCGAGCGATACCAAAATAAAAGCAAACACTATGTACTGCATGGCGATCGAAGTAAACGCAACAAATCTGTCAATCTTACCGTCTTGGCAATCTTTATCAGTGTTGTAAAAATTCTTCTTTATTTGTTTCGAGATGTAGTCTACCCCGTCGTCTATACTGTGTTGCGTTTGCTCGTCAAGAATTTTAGAAACGGAACAAGACATTTAATGTCATCAAATATTATTCTCGCGGTAAATACATATGCTAATTTTTTATTTAAACATTTCTCGGCGTGAATAGCTTCTTCACGTATACCTTCTTGCCTCCGTCACCTTTGACGTACGTCCTGCCCTTCGAGTTCTCGAACACTTTCCGCTTCTTTGCGTCCACCTTGCCGGTTTCCTTGGACCCCGGAGCGAGGGTTGTAGCAGCAATTTCTTTCGGTGCGGGCTTTGGCGAAGCCTTCGGAGTGAATAGCTTCTTTACGTATACCCTCTTACCATCGGCTTTGACGTACGTCCTGCCTTTCGAGTTCTCGAACACTTTCCGCTTCTTGGCGTCCACCTTGTCGATTTCCTTAGACCCCGGAGTGAGGGTTGTATCTGCAATTTCTTTCGGCGCGGGTCTTGGAGAAGCCTTCGGAGTGAATAGCTTCTTTACGTATACCCTCTTACCATCGGCTTTGACGTACGTCCTGCCCTTCGAGTTCTCGAACACTTTCCGCTTCTTTGCGTCCACCTTGCCGGTTTCCTTAGAACCGGGGGTAGCAGCAATTTCTTTTGGCGCGGGCTTTAGCGCGGGCTTTGGCACGGGCTTTGGGGCGACATATTCTTGTGGCGAGGGTTCGTCTGCCCAGTATCGTCCTGATATGGGGACCCACTTGGGCTTGGGGGCGACTGGGGTTACACGGATTTCGCCTTCTTCAAGTTCGTCCGACGCGCCGTTGTTCAGGCTAACCCCCCACAACTTAGAGCGCACCTCGGGGAGCTTCTTGCGCTGCTGTGCAGGCAAGATATTATATAGAACTTGCAGTATTTTGTAATCGGGGTTGTACCATTCGAATCCTCTTCCCGCAAGAATGCGGTTACTATAATTTACGAGCCGCATCCCGGACACGCTATCCTTTGTCCACAGGTCTGCGAAACTTTGGATGTTTCTTTGCTTTATCATGGTGGTTATGCCAGATGCCACGAGTTTTACAAATTCTGCTGGAATTTTCATCGCAAAGCCAAAGTCTATAATCTTGAACAACACTTCGTCGCTCTCCTTAGAGACGAGGATGTTGTCTCGGTGTAGGTCGCCGTGTGCGTAACCGCTCAGCCACAACAGGCAGACTATGAGCTCTACCGAAGTGTACATTTCCAGGAGTTTTTCATCGCGCGACTTACGAAGATTCTTTATGTTCCGAATGTAAGAGTCGAGCGTCATGCTCCCCGCTTTTTCCATCACCGTCACGCACGAATGCCTTCCGGGCTTTCCGAACACGTAGCTAAGGTAAAACTTGGGGACGAACTGGGATATGCAGCGCGCGCGAGTTGCCTCCGGAATTTTATAACAATGGCCAACGGACAGCTCTTTATGAATCACGTTTTCCCTAGTGACTTCGTTAAAAAATTCGTCATCAGTCAGTTTTTTTGATTGCGAAACTATTTTCACGACGACCTTGGCACCCGTCTCCGGAAATTCTGAAACAACTTTTGCACCCCCCTTGTTTAGCCCATCTTTTAGCGCGGTTTTTAAATCAGGCGTGACTGTAGCAAGATACACTTTTCCAAACGCACCCGAGCCGATGAGTTTTCCTCCAAAAGAGCTCGCACGAAGCTCAGATACTTCTGGCATCGGCCGCACTTTGTTTACTCCTTCCGCCGCGGGTATCTTAAGGTTTTTCATCTTCTTGGTGCCTTTTGGTATCGTATGTGACTCATAGCCCCCTTTAAGTTTTGGAGACAGCGCATAATCCATGGTATTATACTATATTATACTATATTACAAATATTTAAAAATATCATCGCTATCGTCATCATCATCATGTCTGTCAAAGAGATAACCAAGGTAGCTAGCGGAAAACGCCATAGAGCGCTCAGGGGAAATGATTTCTTTTACGTATAGAGTGTCGCCAGAAGGCGAGAAGTCGAAAATAACCGCGGAGATTTGCAACGCGGAACAGTAAGACAAGACCTGACTTTCGTCAATTTTCCCAACCTGCACGTTATATAGACCCGCATTCTTGGGGGGGCGACACTTCAAGTTGACATCCTGGCCAATGCTGAGATGGCTGAACGGCTCTAGAAGTTCCTCGGAGAGAACAGGACTCTTGTTGAAGATGTATCGGTCATCAATACCGTGTGCAACTCGAAAGGCGGCTTCGGGGGAGCGAAACCCAAACACGGCGGCGCCACGGGTATTTTTCACCGCGTGGGCGTGACTGATGCCTGCCAAGAGCGTTGGGTTTGAAACCGGAGTCACCACGAACAGACTAGAAGCGCTCATTTTCTATTAATACACCGAATATATTTTATACTTCAGGCGTCGATATGTGCAACGCGCTCCGCCACGATGTCCCGGATATCTCGTTCGATCTGACGGATCTCGGATCTCGACATGAAGTTGTGACTGACCTGACCGCGGACGAACTCGTCTAGCATGAATGGCGCGTTCGAATTCGCAACTCGGCACCACCATGAACCACGGACATTCTGGAAACCAAAGATAGACGCGTACTCTAGGAAACGTTCCTTCTCAGCACCTGGTGGGGCATCGTAGGTAATCTCGAGAACGCGCTTTACCGGCCCATGCATCTTCACCCACGCCGCAGAACTCGGAGTCATTTCGATGTGGGTCATAAGCCGCGAGTAGATGTTGTCGGTGTCGCCCACGTAAATCTTGTCGTTTTTCCCCCCGTTCTCGAGGAGAAGAACGTATGTAAAGTACCTGGACCCGTTCTGGCTGTACACCCTCCCCGCCTTGGTGAACTCGTTGGAAACGTGGACGTTTGCAAGCGCGGCCTTCCTGAGACTCTCGAGCAATGCGAGGTTCATTTTGTTACACGACTTTTGTTTTTATTTAAGTTGGTTTAATTATGCGAGTGAGCATCGTCATCCAGGTCTTCTGTTTCCATCGAGTTAGACGCGCAGCTTGACGCGCAGTTTGACACGTAGGGTACGTAGCGAGAGGTGACCTCGTCCTCATCTCCGTCCTCCGTGCACACACGGGCGTAGATCGACGCGACGTCAACTTGCGACGCGCATTCGATCCGCGAGACGTCGTGCATCTCCTCGTAGTCAACCGAGGAGCCGAGCGACACCTCGCTGAAGTTCTCGCAAATCGTGGACGACAT